GCAGAGCTCCCGGAGACATACACATTGGTCGCCTCGGTCAGGGGATTGGTGATAACGCTCACGCCATTGCGCTCTACAAAACCGAGCGGCTTGCCGGTGCCGGTAGCCGAAGCGGTCTTGACATCGCCGTCAGACGCCTTTGCAAAGGCAAAGCCGCCGGCGGCAAGAGTGCCATCAGAGATATAGTTCTCTGCGGTGTAAATGGCCTGACCGGGATTTACCTCCTGCCCCGGTACGCCTACAGCAGGATAAAGCTTTACGCTCTTCTGAAATCCGCTCATAGTTACTCCTTGTTGATTGAGTTAAGGATCTCGCCCAGGAAAGAGGGCTTGCCGCTCTGCATCCTGCGATCCATCGCGGCGCCGCGCCTGCCTGCCTTAGTAGCAATAACAGCACGGTAAACCTTCATGGCCTCGCTGCTGGAAAGCCCCTTAGTCTTAAAGCCCTCCTGCCTGAGAGCCGCACGGTAGATATCGCCGGCGGAGTCAAAGGCGCCCAGCTTCACGCGTCCGAGGGTCTTCCTGCACTCCTCAGCGGCGTTCAGCTTCGCGTTAAGACGCCCGGTGACCATAGACACAATCTTCCTCAGCGCGCGATCCTGCGCAGCGGCAGGCTTCCCGGCAGGCTGTGCGCCGCCCTTAGCGTACTTAAGCCCGGCGGCAAAAGCCTTCTGTACCTCGGGATCCTCTCCGTCTAACCCGCAGGCCTTAAGGCCATCGGCTACCATGTTGCCCTCATCACCCTCGGCAGCGGGCTCGTCCTCATCCTCTGCAGGCTCATCACCCTCGGCGGCAGGCTCGTCCTCATCCTCTGCAGGTGCGGCGGCAGGATCCTCAGCTGCCGGCTCGTCCTCATCCTCAGCTGGAGCGGCGGCAGGAGCGGGAAGATCCTCGTCCTCATCGGCTGCGGCGGCTGCCAGTCCCTTGAGCCTGTCGGCGAGTCCGGGAACCTTTGAGAGGTCGGCGCCGGCGTTCTTAAGGTCTTCGAGGATTGCAGTAATCTCCGCGTCTTTATCATCATCGCCTACAGCCTCGGAGTGCGGCTCCTGCTCTGCCGGAGATGCGTGCAGATCAATCAGCTTCTGTGCGCCCTGCTTGACCTGCTGCGCGAGGGCTACCTCCTTCTTCTCTACCGCGTCGTCATCTGCGGCGGGCAGAGTCTTATCAACATTATCGGCCATAAAGCCTCCTTTGCTGTCATATACCAAAACCTCATGACCTGCCCGCCCTTCGTCAACCAAAGCGAGATGGTTGGCTGAAATGTCGGTCATCACGAAGTCATACTTTTCACCGTCAGGCGTCTCGCCTGGCGTAAAAACAGGTTTATAGCGATATGCCAGGGATAACTCGCGCATTGAACCGTCGTTTATGCGGTCAATCGCGTTTTTGTCCTGGATATGCAGGGAATTTGTTAAAAACGGGGAATGAAACGCGCCATCGGTACCTGTAGAGCCGACACGCGTGTTTTTCGCAGGATTGTCCGCGTAATCCATATGGTGCGCCAGTTGGATTGGGATGCCGTTGACGCTCTCAATAGTCTCGGGCTTCGACAGCTCCGATGCAGGCCTGTAGCCCCTGTAGACTCTTTCTGGCTCAAGCCCTAACTCCTGCCATCCCGGGATCTCGCATCCGCGATACGGCGCTACCTGTACGCGTGTCAGAGGGGAGATGGAAACGTGCAAAAAGCCGTTTTCGTCATAAGTGCGTTTTGACTGCGCGTCAAGCGCGATTTTCTCAATCACTGAATAACTCCTCCGGCAGAACCATACGCGCCTGGCACCTGCAATATGGCAGCTCACCGGGCAGTACGTTCTTGCCGACATCCGAGTCGTATAGGCCTATTTTAGTATCAAATGTCTTTCCGTCAAAGGCTTTATGCGTCTTTCTCTGCGTAAACTGTCCGGGCACGTGCATCCATATGCACTTTGTTATACCGAGGTCGGCGGCGTTATCCCTTTGGATCTGCTGATTGAGTTTATTGCTCTGATCCATAGCGACACGCTTCGCGCGCTCCTCGTCAAAGCCCTGGGAGCCTTTGAGCAGGTTTTCAATATCGCTGAAACTCACATTCTGCCCGTTAGTCTCTTCCATCAGAGCCTGCAGGCGGGCTAAATCCTGAGAAGCCATCTTTGTAATCAGCTTTGTATTGTCCTCGATATGCTTCCGCAGGTTTTTAGCCGCCGTCGGGCTGATATACTGGCGCTTTAGCACCGGGATACCCCAGCGCGCGTCTATGCTCTTTTCACTCACGCCCGCCGCCTTGAGCGCCTGCTTCTGCGCGTGCGTTGTCGTACGGTACATAGCGGCGCAGAACCAGCGGGATATCGCTTTGGCAACCTGCCCGGCCTTTACCATCCATCGCGCCATATCAGCCGCGAAGCGCCGCGTGATATCAGACGGAGACGGCTCAAAGCCGCCCGCGGCGTCATGCGCCATGCCGAGTTCCTGATGAAGATCTTTCAGGGCGTCGCGGAGAAGCATGCGCAGGGCGTTCCGGAGCCTCCGGGCGTACTCCTTCTGCACGCCCTGGTTCGCGGCTACAGCCCTCGCGGTTCTCGGCTTCTTCCTCATGCCTCAGCCTCCGTCGCCTCGGCCTTTTCCGCCATCGCCTGCTTCATGCCGTCCTCGTGCCCCGGAGCGGCTTTGGCCTTAGCATCCGCCTCGGCCTTTTCCTGCCGCTCCTGCTGTCCGGCCATCATAGCTTCAAGCCCTGACGCGTCCGGCGTGTCGGTCTGCATGTCCTGTCCGTCTCCCATGTCGGGCATTTCGTCATCGATAAAGTCAAGCCCCATATCGGGATCTGCCTTGACGGCGGCGCGCATTTCCTCCGGGCTGATTACCTGCCTGTCAAGAGCGGCGCCCAAAGTGTTAATGCGCGTCTGCGCGTTCATCGCGCGCGCCGAGTCGTTGTCGGTGCCGAGCTGTTTAAACTCAAAGGTGATGGACGGATCTATCGTGCCGGCCTCGGCTATCTCAATGGCTTTCAAGCACTCCTCGACAGCCGGGCGCAGGATCTCCTGCTTCGTGCGGATGTGATCATAATAATTTTTGAGGTCTGACTCACCTGTCGCATTAAAGCCGGAAGGGCTGATACCCAGGAGTTTCACTGCCGGCGTGCGGTTTATGGCCGCTATCATCTCAAGAGACTGCCTGACGATATCGGTGCATCCGGCGGTGCTGGTCTGCACGTTGGATACCTGCTCATCCTGTTTGTCGCAGACAAAAACAGAATTATTGTCGCGGTATCTCTGCAGGGCCTGCATACGGATATCAAAGGACTGCACACCGCCGGGCGTGCCGAAGATGGCCTGTGTATCGGTCTGCATGACAAGGAGCGAGATTTTCTTTAAGAGGTCAGCAGTATAGATCCGGCACTCGTTCCAGTGCAGGACATAATCCCAAAGTATCTGCGCCTGCGGGATGCCCAGGAAATTATAAGACGGGCGCAGGAGGAGCGGCGGCGGATTGTCAAAAATCGGGATCATGCGGCTTGCGTGCACCTTCTGCCCTAAAACCCACCAGCACTTAGGCTGCATGTAGTCAGGCTGCAGGGGATTTGTCGCGTTGTAGTCTCCGGGAGAAACATTAACCGGATCTACAAGAGTAAAGCGGAGCGCCATGCCCTCGGACATCTCAGCCGAAAGAGACGAGATGCGGAGCGGCAGGGCAAGATCCTCACCCTCGGCGCCCGTATCGATAAAGATAAAAGCACCGCCCATGTAGCCCATTGTAGCCGCGGCAGAATGAAAAAGATCTTTCAGGTGATACTTCTGATTCAGGAGATCCTCAAGATGCTGCACATCCTCCGGATCCGTATCATCGCCGCCCTTGACGGTAATCCACTCACGTGTGATATCGTCAGCGACAGTCTGTATGCACGCCCGGATCATGCCATTCTGGGCAATCTGCTGGAGCGCCCCATAGCCGATAAAACTCGTAATCGGATACTGCCCCATATCCCCGGCGTGCTGCTGGAGGCTCTCATATATAGTGCTGTAGCCGCCTGCGGAGTCAAAGGCCATATCAAGCGCCTCGCGCTCATCCTTCGGCGCGCCCATAGAGACAGGCAGGGCAAAAGCCCTCTTGACCTTATCAAGGCTGTCAAAGGCCTTAAAAGTTCTCTGCGGCATCATCAGGTTTGACGCGATATCCTCCGCGTTTGACGGGGATATGTAGAGGCGTGATTTTTCAGTGTTCTCTGTCATAATCCTAAATACCTCTTATTGGTTGCGTCAATGCGGAAGCCGCCCATACGGAAATCTGACACCGCGTAGCGGAGCGCGTCCGGGAAATGCGAGAAGTCGTGCTCAGGCACATCCGTCGGCATTCCGTTCTTGTCCTTCTTCCATGTATAGTTCTGTACCGCGTGAAGGAAGCCCGGGCAGGCCGGAGAAACTATCATCTCAAAGCCCTGCAGTTTCTGTATGCCATAGCGCACGCTGTCGGCGCCCTTCGTGACTGAAACCGTGTTCAGGCCGAGGCGCCGCAGCTCCGCTATGCTCTTAGGCTCCGCAGAGTCGCAGTAAATGCGCTCATGGATAATGCCGAGGTCTTTAATCCCGGCGCATATCTCAGCGTTGGTAACTCCGGTGCCGCTCCACTCGGTGAAAATATACAGCCTCATGGCCTTCGCGTCTACCAGGGCACCGACAAAGGCCGTAGGATCCGTAAATCCGAAATCCATGCCGTAGACGGCAGGCAGGCGCTGGCGGATAAGTTCCTTAGCGTCAAAATCCTGCTCCCTGACGCGCTCGAAGATAAGGCCCTCGGATA